ACAGAAACACAAACTACCATGAACAATACAAGCGCTGCTTGGAACGAGGTAACCGCAGTAACAAATGCTACTAGCGGCGATTGGAATGACGCTAGAACTACATTGCAAGTTACAAGTGGTGATTGGAATGACACTCGCAGCAGTGTGATGAACACTAGTGGTAATTGGGATAGTGTGTACAGCTTCGTAAACAGTGACAGTGCAACAAACAATACTCAATACAACGAGGATACATACGTAAATGTTACTGGTGATAAGATGATAGGTAATTTACATCTTGACGGTGCAGAATTAATTGTCGGTGGTAATATAACCATGGCAGGTGACATTATACATGAAAATGATACCGGTACTAGAATATCATTCAATGATGATATTATCAATTTAGAAGCTAATGGTCAAGAATTTATAACAATAGATGGTACAGCACCTACTCCTGATGCTGTTATTATAAATGACCCTGCTACTACTGCTATACACTTTCAGGTAAAAACGCCAGATGATGATTGTGCGTTTGTAATCGATGGTGATACCGGATTTGTAAACATTGGCCAATGTATAGGTGATAACACTGGTGGTTTGTTGGAAGTTAACGGTACTGCGAAATTTGTTAATATAGTAACTCAAGAGCAATTATCAGTCATTGGTGAAATTGTAAGTGGTGCTGATGCGACTCCGCTACATGATATATTCAGTACAAGTACAGATATAAAAGGTGATTTAACTGTGTGGGGCAGCGTTAGTTCTAGAGACGAACTTATTGTCAACAACACTACATCAGTTAGTGGTGATTTAATACTCAAAGGTGATATTGATGGTTTAGAAAATACTAAGATAAACGGACCGGTCGAGACACCAGATGGCCTCACATCAAGTACATACAAGACCACTGCCCCGGATGGTTCGATCAAAGAAGGTGTTACGCAGGATGTTAATATTGGTGGACATGTATTACATATAGTAAATGGTTTGATAGTAGAGGTGACTGATGAGTGACACTGATGTAAAGCCGTTAAGTTCATTTTATAGTACAAATATGAATCCTATGGTTGATTCATATGATAAACTGGCTACTAGGATTGCACACACTTTAGGTTACCCACAGATAAACATCGAAGCGCATCAAAATCAAGTATATGAGAATATAAGTATAGCTATAGAGATGTTTTCAAAGTTCGCCGGATATACAGAAGAGCTTCTCACATTCAACACTGAATTATATGAACCCGGGAAGGGAATACAGATGGACGTGTTGTTTACAGCTACAGAACAATTGAACAGTTCGTATCCTGCAGACCCAAAGACAACAACACTAGATAAAGAACTATATGATGTGGGTAAGATGATCATCGGTGGTGGTCCATTAGATTTTGGAGTATCATACAGAGGCGCTTCAGATGGAGATGCTCGAGGGATGGGTAGAGATGGTTCTAGTCGCCCGGAGCTGAGTACACGTACACAAACAGCACCAGAGTCTGAAAAGCCTGTACCAAACAAAAAAGGGTATGACTATTTAACAGATAGTTATAGAAAAGTGGTGGATTGTTTTTCCTTCGAGGAAGGTAGCACATCAGGTATTAATACACTATTCACAATTGAGCAAACATTAGCTCAGCAAACATATTTTAGTTATGCTCTCGGTAAATATGGATTTGATCTTATCAGCTGGTTCACCATGAAAAATTGGCTAGACACTCGCAGAAAGCTTTTATCTCAAGATTATTATTATAGATTTGACGACCGAAAGCAGACATTATACTTAACACCAGAACCTAAAGCGGGTAGAAGAGCTGATTTTTACGGTATTATAGGTTGTTATGTCGAGAGACCGGTTTGTGAGTTGGTGTCAGAACAATGGGTATATCAATATTCACTTGCATTAACAAAAATAATTATAGGTAGAATTCGAGGCAAATACCAAGGTACAAATTTATTCGGTGGTGGTCAACCAAATTATTCTGAATTGCTCAGCGAAGGTAATGCTGAGAAAGATAAACTTGAAGAAAGGTTATATGAGGGTGTACCAGGATTCGGTGATGGTCAACCACCTCTATTCTTTGTTGGATAACATGGAGTACATATACAAGATAGAGGTTTTAAGAGTAATAGACGGTGATACTATAGATGCAGAAATAGACTTAGGATTTGATATATCTATACAAAAAAGAATACGCCTACACGGTATCAACGCTCCAGAAGTAAGAACAAGAGACAAAGAGGAAAAGGCTAGAGGTTACAAGGCAAAAGAATATCTTGAAAGTATTATTAAGCAGCAGAACAATGTACTATATTTAAAATCGATGGACAAGGGTAAGTATGGTAGATGTATAGGTATATTGTTTGAAGTTGACTTTGATAATTGTAGCATAAATGATGATATGATACATGAAGGTCATGCCACGCCATATAAATGAAGAAAAAACCTTATAAGAAATATAAACAGTACAGACAAGGCACATACCGACCAGTCAATTCAACAAAATACAAAGGAGCGAAATACCCTAGATACTTGAGTAGTTGGGAGCTTAAATTCTTCAAGTGGTGTGATCGTAATCCTAATGTAATTCAATGGACAAGTGAATCTGTATGTATACCATATATATCACCAGTGGATGGTAAGATGCATAGATATTATGTTGATAATACAGTTCATATTAATGAAGGTACTAAAATTGTCAAATACTTGATAGAAATCAAGCCTAGCAAGCAGACAAGACCACCATCAAAGCATGGCAATAAAAAAAGATCTACTATAATACATGAGGCTGCAACCTGGGAGGTTAATCAAGCCAAATGGGTCGCAGCAAAAAACTGGAGTGACAAGAACGGGTTTATATTTCAAATCGTGACTGAAAAGGACTTTAATTTATTCACTCGTTAGTGGAAAACCATAGGAGCTAAATAAATATAATTAAATGCATGCAAAATTATTAGTAGAAACATCCGATCCGAAGGATTTTGAATATATAATCGAAGAGAAGAGTAACAACTCCAAATCGACTATATACATACAAGGACCGTACGCGATGGCCACGAGCGATCCTCAAGCCGCCAACAAGAATAAAAGATGTTATTGTCCGGATGAGATGAGGAACGAGGTCAATAGATATAATGAACAGATGGTACAAACCAAACGCGCTCTAGGAGAATTGAACCATCCGACTAGCGCAGATGTTAATCTTGAACGTGCCTGTCATTTAGTTGTAGAATTAAAGCCAAGTGAATCAGATTCAAATATATATATCGGAAAATCAAAGGTTTTATCAACACCTAGTGGTATGGTTGTTGAATCATTAATCAGAGATGGGTGTAGTGTTGGTATGAGCACTAGGTCGCTAGGCAAGTTGATACAAATGGAAGAGGACTCTTCAGTCAGTCAAGTACAAGACATGCGACTGGTGGCTGTTGATTGTGTTGCTGATCCGAGTTTTGGTGAAGCGTTTGTGAACGGTATTCTAGAGAGCAAGCAATATGTATTAGACACATACGGTCAATATGTAGAAGCATATGAAACCTTCGAACAAGGTCTTACTAATCTGCCACGTAAGGATGTAGAGAGTTATTTGAAGAATAACATACTCGAATTTATTAGCAAAATTAAAGAAAGTATTTAAAATGAAAGAACAATCTCCTCAAATTAAACAATCAATAACGCAATTTGTTAAGCACTTAACAGATAAAAATTATGCGGAAGCCAATAAGTTTTTAAAGAAAACGGTGGAAACTAAGCTTTTTGACCGGATTAAGCCCCACAAAAGCATAAATATTTTTAAGCAATGAGTGATAACAGCATAAAAGAACAATTGAAAAAGGTTGCCTCTGATGTCTTGACTGAAGATACACTAGACGGCATCCAAGAAGCATTTAACCAATCTGTACAGGAGAAGTCAGAAAAGTTAGCCGAACTCCGCGTTGAGAAAGCTCTCATCGAACAAGATGAAGAACATGCGGTTAAGCTAGAAAAACTACTGGAAGCCATTGATGCCGATCATACATCTAAGCTACACCGTGTCGTAAAAGCTATTGACACAAATCATTCACAAAAACTTGTGGCTCTAGCAGAGAAGTTCAAGGGTGAATTAGATACTGATGCTGACACATTCAAAGAGAGTGTTATTGACAACATCAGCAATTATCTGGATCTGTATATTGAGAAAGTTATACCTGCTGAAGATATACAAGAGGCTGTTAAAAACAAACATGCAGCATCATTATTAGAAAATTTAAGAAAAACATTATCCATTGACAGCGCGCTAGCTAATGAACAGATTAGAGATGCAGTCATGGATGGAAAAAAACAAATTGATGAATCTACTGCTGAGGTAGAAAAGCTCAAACATAACAACAAAGTTCTTGCAGAGACACTACAAGTCGAGAAGGCTAAATTGACACTCGAGCAACTTACAAGCGGATTACCAGCAGTAAAAAAGCGGCACATAGAGAAAGTGTTAGATGGTAAATCAGCTGAATTCATCACAGAAAATTTTCAATACACACTTGATATGTTCGATAAAACAGAGACACAAAAGTTGGATCAATTAAGAGAGCAAGTAGCTCCGAAGACACCAGCTGACCGTCCTGTTGCTGGCAAGAAAGAAACAATACAAGAGAGTGTTGCACAAAAAATCGAACAAGAAGAACCTAATAAGTTACAAGACACTGGTCTATTTAACAACTACATGGGGGAACTTGGAAAATGGTAAAAATAATTTTTGTTGAGGCTCTTAGAAGCCTGAGTTATGGAGGTATAGAGATATGTCACAGGTAAAACCCGCACAATCATATATCGATGAGGCACGAGCAGGAACACTTCTTGAGAAGTGGGCTCCTGTATTGGACTACAGTTCCGATAACGTTGCTCCTATTACAGACGATCACTCACGTTTGAACACCGCAATTCTTTTGGAAAACCAAGAGAACTGGTGCTTGAATGAGAATTCGGCTGGATCAGGAGGAGTTTTCGGAACCGCCGGAAGCATGGGACATGGAGGAGCAATGACTCCTGCATCTGATTTCTATGCACAAGGCGATGCACGTCTTCCAAAGATCCTCATTCCGATGATTCGTCGTACATTTCCTGAACTTATCACTAACGAGATCGTTGGCGTTCAACCAATGAGCGGTCCTGTGGGACTCGCTTTTGCTATGCGTTACAAATACGAAGCTGATTCTCTAGGAGCAGATGGCATTGATGGCCACGCTTCCGGCAAAGTCGACACCCAATCCGGAGTAACCGGTGGTGGGTCAGACGATGACGAAGCAGGTTATCAACAACTTGACACCCGTTTCACGGGTACCGAGTCTGATGACCTAGGAGATCAGGATTTCACTGATAATATCGGTGCATTCGTAGATGAAGACTCTGGTGTTGCAAAAGCACTTGCTGATTATGAGCTAACCGGTAAAATTCCTCAGATGGTCGTTTCTTTTGAAAAGACCGCTGTTGAAGCTGGTACTCGTAGGCTTGCTGCTCGCTGGTCCGTCGAACTTGAACAAGACCTCAAGAACATGAATGGTATTGATATCGATACTGAATTGACAAACGCTATGTCGTATGAAATTCAGGCCGAAATCGACCGTGAAATGCTCATGAGAATGGTTCAAGTATGCGCATCCAACGCTGCTGGAGGTAAGGGTGTTAGCACCTGGAGCCCTGCAACAGCTGATGGGCGCTGGATGGCAGAACGTAACCGTGACCTATATGCCAAGATTATAGTTGAAGCGAATCGAATCGCTATCCGCAACCGTCGTGGTGCTGCTAATTTCTTAGTCGCAACACCTCGTGTTTGTGCGATTCTTGAAATGCTCCCTGAGTTTCAGTGGATGCAAGTTCAAGGCAACGTCAACACGCAACCTGTTGGTATCGCTCGTGTTGGTAATCTCGGAGGAAGGTTCAACGTATATCGCGACACACGTACAGAAGGCCAGTTCGAAGATGGCAAGCGTTCAGAAGGACGCTTGGAATACATTCTTCTTGGTTATAAAGGACCTGAGTTTTACGACACAGGAATCATTTATTGCCCGTACATCCCAGTGATGGTACAGAGAACTGTTGGTCCTAATGACTTTGCTCCCCGCGTAGGTTTGTTAACACGTTACGGCGTTGTTGATAACATCTTCGGAGCAGAGCTTTACTATCACGTAATCGTTGTCAAGAATCTTGGTGATTCGTTCACACCCGGCACACAGTCGGTGTACTTCGGATAATTCGTAGTAGATTTGTTCAGCCGGTGAAATGATATATCCGGCGATAAAAAACTTTTTCGACTCTTACAGGTGATGCTGTAGAGTCGTTTTTTTTGTCTATTGCTTGGCTGTTTTGGCGTGCAATACACTAGCGTTGGTCAACTTCTTATTCAACACACTCTTATCACTGACGCGTGTAGGATTGATATCAATACCACCACGTCTAGCATACAAGCAAGACACAGCTAGAGTTTCTGGCTTCAGAAGATCACTTAATCTCTTGTATATTGTCTCACATATCTCTTCATGAAAGTGACACTCGTCTCGAAACGATATAATATATTTTAATAATGATAGTGGCGAGACTGTCTTCTCAGCTGTGTAACTGATATACACATCACCCCAATCTGGTTGGCTCGTGACTCGGCAGTTACTCTTTAACAAGCTACTATGATAAAACACAGGCTGACCCTCTGCCCAAGCTGGCCACTTGTCTACCACTTGTAACAACCCCGGAGTCTCATTATATACATTAACATCTTTACCATACAATCTCTCATGGGGTACAATGGACTCTAGTGTGTGATACTTATCGTCAATAAAAACCGGTTCTCCCGTGGCTTTGACACGCGACGGTAATATATCCACAATAACCTCTGTCTCTAGCGAGCTAGACAAATCACCAGAGATTGTTTTCTTGAGAAACTCAAACACTGCAGATTCTGATGAACCACATTTGTACATGTTGAATGAATTCAAATACAACTTGAGACTTTTACTCTCTACAATAAATTTACTCTCACATGGATACACAATCTTAGCCACACCAGAAATAGGGAGCCCGTTATCAGTTAGAGCGCTCACTTCGTAAGCATTCCATATATCATAGCCTACAAAGGGCAAGTTACCTTCACTAATGTCTAGATGTTTCCTGTTATTTGATCGAGGCTCTGGTACTATCAATTCAGGATCATATTGATCCTTGTATTGTGATACCTGTCCTAAATGTTTTGATATGTTACTATTATCTAATACTTTGTTACTCATTATTAATTGTTGTTAAAATTGTTTGCATGCGTGTATCTACATCCCCTGTCAATCGTACTACTTTACTTCGCCATGTATGCACGCCAGAGATTGACCCGGAATTTTCAAGTATGTCTTCATATATATCTATTATATCATTTCTAAATTGAGAATCAACGCTTCTTTCACCGTCATCTTCTATTCTTATATCATCAGGCTCAGTATAAAATATCACATCTAATTTACCTCCTAGATGTGACAGTAAGCATCTAGAATAATCTAAGACCCATTTCGATACCTTGCCGTTCTTATGTAACCAATGTGTATAAACATAACCATCTAATATACATCTATCCAATATAGCATCACCTAATCTCATGATATGATTCTCTAAATGTTCTTTTAAAATGAATAGTTGAGTCGTATCATCACCATCTTCATTTATCACATGTCCCATTCTACCGACTTTACGTGTTACTTCAGGGACATACTCGAATATTCTATCATGTCTCGGTAGTTCAACTTTACACTTCTCTAGCAATGTTGATTTTCCTGTGCATTGTGCGCCTGTAAAACTAACTAACATAATACTATTATAATATAAACTCTATCAGATTGCTACTCATCATCTCGGAAAATTATGTCTTTTTATATCCATGAATCATTCACTCGGAAAATCAAGACGATCATCCATGTCCTCTCGACATCTTTCAGCATACATGGCACATAGCATGTTCCATACAACAGCTGCCGCATGATCTTCATCATCCTTACTGGACCACCATGCTTCTAAATGTCGATGAGCACAATCATAATACACACTCAACGGCATACCTTTCATCCAGTTGTTCTCTCCATACTTTTCTGCACCATCTAGAAACCTTTTCATCACACGTTTTAATTCTTTCTGTGGTATCAGGCTCATTCTGAGTTTACCATCACCTGTGTCTCGTTGAGCTCCTGTGTCAAATTGTCTATTCTTCTCTTCCTTCATTAATATCCGTTGCATCCTTATGTTGATAGTGTGGAAAGTATGTCCACAATCCACACCATGCTGCCATTATTATAGAAAAAACCGCCATATATGAACCTCCACGAGCTAAAATTACTGCTACTATCACATTTATAATACATGCTACTGCTAACATTTTACCCTTGTTGTTCAAGTTTCTCCACGGCGACATCATCGCTTAGTAGTTATCTTCGGTCCGGTTTTATTCCACAGATCAACCTCGCATATTCTCAGATTATCACCATTGATAGAAAATCTTTTGATATCCCCAGTACTTGTACGCTTTCTAGTCAATCCACGCTTCTCAATCTCTACACAATCAACTAGATCTGTACCATTATATCCATGCTCGTAAGATGTGCTAAATAGACCATCCGGATGTGTAAATCCAATAATAACACCATACACAGGTTTGCTGTGAGTGTTTTTACGTTGTACAACGTCTCCCAATTCGTAATTGCCTTTAGTATTAAATGTGAATGTCTCATCAATTAGTTTACATCGTTCAATCGGTACTCTCTTTCTTCTAAAAGAGCCATCAAGTTTGTATATAGGTTTAAGTCTCTTATCATATAAAATAATTTCGTAGCTTTTATCTCCAACGTAACCGTAAACCTCTCCTACATGTAATTTACTATCATATTTACATTTGATCACGCTGCCTATCTCAATCTCTCCTTCTCTATCAATTTTCAGTATCATATTTTAGTGGTATTATTGTGTTATTTACTGTTTGCTTGGCGAGCACAATTTTTTGCTCTTCAGTTAGATTATTATCTACAAATTTGTGTTTAATAGTTAAATTTACAGGTGCAGAATTTAAATCAATCTTAATATTATGATCGAGTGTTATATGATGTGTTGAATGCATGTAGCAACCTGTTTGAAATAATAGTAATATAGATGTAATGAATTTCATTAATTATCAGATGTTATACTGATAATATGTTATGTTTTCATGATTAGTGCAACTATATTGCTAGGTTAATTGTACAACCCACAGATCAGTCGCCATCTCATGTAACTTGTCTGTTAGTGATTGTATTCCGTAAACATTGTTTCGTGTTGAACATTCCGAGACAACCGGGCCTTCATCTACACCTGAAGTAACTCGATGTATTACACAACCTATTAAATCATACTCTTTAATGGTCTCTTCAGCGACTTTCTTTTGAGGGTCTGCTCCTTTCAACTCCGGGTATTTAGTTATCAACCCTGGGTGTAGGTTATAGATTTCATAGTCCTTACATATCTTCCCCGGTACTATTCTCATCCATCCGTGTAATGTTACGATACTATCCTCTAGTATTATGCGTTCATAATCTTCAATTTCTGGTCGATTTGATGTGTATACAATATCCGTATTACTTGCTATGTTCTTATTGATACACGTTGCACCTGGTTTATTGTTTGTTACTATTCGATCCGGTAACCGGTTGATTTTTCTTGAAATGTTGTAAATCTCCGAACCAGTATGGCTGAAGAATGCTGTCCATTTTTTACCTTCTATCATAATGTGACTGCAGACCCGAGTGACACATGCCGGTTTAGTATCTTTTTAAACATGTTTGTATTATAATATATGGCCTCTAGCTGTGTATCATCGACCTTATGTTCTATCAGATCCGCTAGTAGCGTCTTTGGTTTCTTATATAGTCCCATATCATCATTATATCTGAGACCTTTAATTCCAGCAACCACCGGGTTGCTTGTATCAACACTCTTAATATTGTATACGTTATTGTTAACATAATATTTAAACTCCCTAGCAAGGCTGCACCCTAACAAATGATGTGGCTTCTCCCAACACCAATGACCCTCATCAATTAATTGTCGTATAAATCTTTTCCTACCTGAACAGAACTTCGTTAATTTAATTTCCGCCCAATCATCTTCAACCAACCCGATTGCTTGATAGTAATTATAGTCAAAGCTAATGGCTATGTAATCCGCTCGATCCTTCATGAAGTTATAACATTTAACCAATTCATTCCAATCTCTACCCTGTACAACTCCTATACGTAACGCGTCAGTATTATCACCAAACTTTAATTCCCAATCTTTCCATTGCTGCATAGTGTCTGAAGCACTCTCTAACACATCCGGGACTATATACCAGTTAGGTTGTAATTTATCAATCCATTCTACATATTTCTTTGGATCAAAGCTTTTACCCAACTCAAAAATACTATTATCCAACAATACTGGTATGTCTGTTGTGTCTACCAATTTCTTAAAAAAATTATAATATTCCGGGTGAGTTTCAAATAAATGTACTAGTGCATAACCATAGTCATTGTATGATAATGACTCTTGTAATATACTGATCGGGCTCTCATGTGATGTTTCAATCTTCATATAACTTATTATAGAATATAGAGTTGCATATGTCAACTGTTTTATATTATAATAAATAATAATATATGAGCAAGTTCCCAAATTTATCAACGAGCTGTAGACGTGTCTTGGCTACCTCAAAAGTTATAGCATGTGATTGCTTTCATGATTTTCTAACAACTGAGCATTTGTTATTAGGTATACTCGAGCAACGCCGACCATCAATGGGTGTGAAGAAATTACTCGAGATGGGTATGGATGTGATGGAGTTTAAAAGCTTTATTATTACTAATCTTAAAAAATACAAAGGAGACAAAAAACCTGTGCTGAACACAATAGAGCCAACCGATAGGGTGTTAACTATGTTTGAATATGCTAGCTGTATTGCACAAGAGTTAGAATCACCAGTTGTCGATATAGATCACATGTTATTAAGCATACTCGTAAGTGACTCTGGAGCCGGAAATAATCTATTTAAATTAAAAAATATAGATGTAGATTTTCTATATGACTTAATATACACAGAACTGACACCTAAAGATAAAAAAAATAAAAAGTCAAAACAAAAACAAACTACTGGTCAAACTAATGAGTCAACAAAAGAAACAGAAACAGAAGGTGAGGATAAGTTATTACAATTCGCAACAGATTTGACCAAACAAGCGTACAATGGAGAGCTAGATCCTGTTGTTGGTAGAGAAGAAGAACTACAATCTATTATACATGTGTTATGCCGAAGGAAGAAAAATAACCCAGTATTGATCGGAGAACCCGGTGTTGGAAAAACTGCCATAGTCGAATCGTTAGCACAAAAAATTATCGAAGGTGATGTCCCGGCTAAACTAAGAAACAAAACAATATATGCATTGGATCTTGCTAGATTGGTAGCAGGTACTATATATAGAGGTCAATTTGAAGAGAGAATAAAAGAAGTTATAGCTTATGTGAGTTCACGAGATGATGTCATAATGTTTATTGATGAACTACACACACTGGTAGGCGCCGGCAGTGCTACAGGTAGTATGGATGCTAGTAATATACTAAAACCAGCATTAGCGAGAGGTACCATATCTTGTATAGGAGCAACTACAACTAGCGAATATAAAGAGCATATAGAAGCAGACGGTGCACTGGATCGTAGATTTCAATCAACATATGTAAATGAACCTGCGTGTGATGATGTGATGAACATATTAAGAGGAATTAAAGGTAAGTATGAGACGTTCCATAACGTAAGGTATACAATACCAGTTATGTCACATATCGTAGACCTGGCGGATAGATATATAACTGATCGGAACTTTCCAGATAAAGCGATTGATATACTAGATGAAATTGGAGCTAGAGCTCGTTGTGATCAATACACTCCCAACCCAGACATGCAAAATCTCTTACAAGAGCTAAAAGAAACCACATTAAAAAAACATACAGCAGTCACAACACAACAGTTTGAAAAGGGTTTAGAATATAGAGCGCGAGAACAAATCATACAGCAACAACTATTAAAGATGGATGCAGAGACTCTCACTGGTGATGAAAATGTCACGTTAAAAATAACTGTAGATGAAGTTTCAGAACTTATTGCTGATAAAACTGGCATACCTGTAGCTAAGTTGAATGAAAGTGAAATTAACACCTTACGCAAATTAGAGAGTCGAATGAAGACAGTTGTAGTGGGACAAGAACCTGGCATCTCCAAGATAGTATCCGCTATAAGAAGAAGCCGAGCTGGTGTGAGTGATCCTGATAAGCCTATATGTTCGTTACTATTTTTAGGCCCGACTGGGGTAGGTAAAACACACCTCGCCAGATGTTTGGGTGATGAGTATTTTGATAACAACTGCTTCAAGCAGTTCGATATGTCTGAATTTTCTGAAAAGCATAGTGTAAGTAAATTGATAGGATCACCTCCAGGATACGTCGGTTATGGTGAAGGTGGTGCCTTGACAGAATTTGTTAGATTCAATCCATACTCTGTTATATTGTTTGATGAGATAGAGAAAGCTCATCCAGAGGTGTTGCAGATATTTTTACAGTTATTCGAGTATGGGATGGTGACAGATAGTGAGGGTTTAGAAGTAAACTTCAAAAACACAATCATCGTCATGACGAGTAACATTGGTTCCCATAAGTTTGATAAGGGAGACACTGTTGGATTCGGTACTGTTAATACAGATATAGATCAAGCTGTAATTAACGAGATACAAAAGCTATACGCACCTGAGTTACTGAACCGGATTGATGAGTTAGTTGTCTTCAAGAGGTTGTCAGACAATGATATGGTGACTATAGCTGAGTTGCAGTTGAGCCGGCTCAAGAAAAACGTCCGGAAAAACACAAAAAATCAATTAACGTTCGATCCTGATGTTGCTAGATTTATTGTGTCAAAAATAGATACAGATAAATATGGAGCACGACCGCTCAAGAGATATATAGTAACGGAGATTGAGAATCGAATCGCTGAAGAGATAATGTCTGCGAGAGCAGAACAACCAACAAAATATAATATTAGTGTGAGAAATGGTACTATCTCAGTAAATGCTGACTAATACACATGATTTCTTTTTCAACATCCTGATTTATTGTCTCTACAAACAAATTGTCAATCTCCGGGTAGAAACCATTATTGTCAAAATATTTTATTAATGTCAGTTCTATAACTTGTGTTTTATAGCATTGCAACAAGTGAGTTACATCTTTTGTTGTGTCACCTTCCATGATCTCATCATAACAAACCGGACAGTGTATAGAACCATCTTCTAGATTTTGCTTGTATTGGTCTATATAGTCACTAAGTTTCAAGGTAAATTGCATGGCTCCGATAAGTATTTATATGGGACCTATATTGAATACAATCATTGGGGCGGGAATAAAAATTGGCGTTAATTGGATAAACGCATGGATTGAGCAAAAAAGGCAAGATCAAATGATGTTAGCCGCTAGAGACGAGAGACTCATGCAGGCTATACTGGATAATCAACAGCAACAGGCGAACGATCCATTTGTTAAGATAACACGCCGTGTATTGTTCATGAGCATAACATTTACATTATGTTTCTTGATGATATATTATGCACTGAACCCAGGCATTACCTATGATGTTATTGTACCACGAGGAGATAGCTCTAGATTTGGTATATTCACATGGGTGTTTGGAGGTAAAGATTGGGAGTTAGTGCAAATGACTGGCGGTTTACTACTCACTAGCTTCTTTGATCTATGCTTTATGGTAGTCGGCTTTTACGCCGTGCCTAGCAAGAGACGTTAATTTTCGAAGAATTCACCAACGGTTGAAGTTTTGTCTTCAATCCTTATAAGAAACTGCTCTTTTTTACCCTTTTTCTTGGTGCTAATTACCACATCCTTGCTCCCGGCAGTTTCAACCGGTAAATCTTTAATTGTCTTTAGATCAGGTACTGGTAGCTTAGGGTCTAGTGCCCACATGATGTCATGTTCTTCCGCCCATCTGACCATTCTCCTGATAGGTACCATTAAATTGAACCCTTCACCTGCACCACGGACGATCATTCCTACATATTGCCCGTCTTGTAAATACACACCACCACCACTACTACCAGGGAATGCTGTAACGGTCGTTTGATCATATTCTACTTTGTCTCTAATACGCCCGACCTGACTAACAATACCACTGGTCATACTGTTAGAACCAAATTGACCTAGTAACGAACCAACATGAAACAGTGGTGTTCCGATCGGAATGATATTATCTTCTTTATTTAAATGAAATCGCGCACTGGCTTTTCCGTAATCTTTTGCACGTACCATTAGTACCGCGAGATCCTCTCCAGTGTCTGCATCACTATACTTAATGACAGTTGCAGCCATCTTCATCTCACCAACCCGGCGGCCACTTTCAACAAGCTCTTTGATTATCTGCACGTCACTAAATTCTACAATTTTCTTCGGCATGCCAGCCTCAATCACTGTACGTACAGATCTTAAATTGTCGACAACATGCCCACATGTCCATACAAATGTTATTTGTTCTCCACCGATCTCACGTGTTATTAACACGCCAGAGCCTTCCGAATTGCTGTATTTACCTTCCGATCGTATAGTTACAGATATATCTTGTAGATACTTTGATACATTACGTGTCTCTTTTGGAGACAGTGCATATGTTAAATTGAGTGTTAAGGATAGTAGCAGTATGGTGGTTAATATTCGTTTCATGTACATTTTTATTTATACATGAGAACCTAGTATACAACTATTTTTCCTTTGAAGCACCAAACACTTCGATCAACTTGGCTATAACTGCCTCACCATCTCCTAGATCTGTTGGTGGTTTCACTGGCATTGTTGTGGATCCGTTCGCAGAATCGAACACATCGTCATCACCATAACCGTAATCACCATATATGTCCGGACCATCAGCATCCGCATCTATTTCTAGTATCTCATCCACCTCCGGCTCTGGTGGTGGTACCCAATCATCTGCTTCTACCTTGTATATGTCACTAAATATGATGAACAACAATTGCTTGGTATGCTCTCTGCTCTTGGTACGAGCCACAAAATCTATGATATCAGCTTTGGTGAACTTGGCGTGCAATGTTTTGACCGGGTTCCTGATACTAGAATAACACTTGTGTGGAATGTAATCATGAGCTATAGTGGCACAATCTCGTATAACGTAATAAGCACTCTTCTTTTTTATCTCCACACCTGTGTCCGGCTTGACCATCGCCACGCTGCTAGGCTTGAGCAGGTTCTTTTCTTTGATATCAGAAGCTGCAAGTATCTTCTCCTCGAAGGTCATATCACTTGGTCTTTTTCTTGGCCGTGGTATTCACCGGTTCATCACCAACGCATCCACAATTCTCCATCAACTTATCAATCTTGACTTCTATAGCCTGCAGGCGATCCATAACGTTCCCGGAGCTTTTCAACTTAGCGTTTTCTTCACTCAAGCGATCTAATTCTTTATATATTTGGTTAACCTTTGTAACTTCCCAGTCTTTCATACTCATACTCTTATTTATATATATCGGTCAAAAAATCAACATAGCACCGAAGGTGCTAAAAAATTGAGCCGCAGGCTCCCGCCGCTCTTAGTCCGCCGACCACCCGCTAGCCTGCCGTTCACCCACGTTTGCCTTTGTGATCCTCCAACACGCCATCGAAGTCTTGTTCAGCATCTAACCAATCGTCCCCAAGTTCCACCGGTTCATGGGGTTCAGTCTTTGGATGTTGCTCGGGGGGCTCGTCTGTTGTGTCCCAGGCGCCACCGTCTAATGTTGTGGAGTCGTCAGAATGGTCTGATCTGGGTGGCCTGCTCCGGCTCATCCATGCACATATGGCACATATCACTATCACGCTTGTGGAGATGCACATGAATGTGGATAACACATCCGGGTGATCTTGTGTGATGTTGTGTTTCTCTTGTGAGTCTATCATGCCATCTTTGTTCAGATCCACTGATGTTACCGGTATGGCTGATGTTGTGTGAGGTGTGTTGTGGCTTTGCTGCTTCGCAGGCTGTCGCGGCTTGGTGGAGCAACCGAACACCACCAGACACCAGATCATCACCAATGTCACTATTAATATAGCCTGTAACCTGCTAGACATGTTCATGTGAGTATTTATGTGCCCAGGCGCAAAAGGCCATATAGGCGAGCGGTCTTAAAATTGCGCAAAAAAATTTTTGGCATGCGATCTTCGTTAACCCGTGTTTTCGGCTCTATATATTATGTTCTCGCACGACTGGGTTCTAGATAGTCACCGCTTGCTCTGAGACAACCACACATGAAGAGACAGGGCCCGTTTCCGGAACCCTGCCTCGTGGATCAGTTATGGAAAAAATGTTATGCGTCTGGAAAGCAGACGTTGCCGGTTTCGATCTCTGCTAGCTCGCCTTTGAGATTGCTGATCTGTTTGAAGCAACGATCGATCCTGTCTTGAATCTGTTGCACCTTACGCTCGTTCTTGCTGGGGCCGGCCTCTCTGCTCACATATGTGTCCCGGAAGGTGTCGATGTTGCCTGCATACTTGCTCTGGATCAGGTTGTGAAGATACTTGTGATAGAAGCTCTTGCGCTTGCCGGTCTTGGAACAGGTGACTCGATAGTTGTTCAGATCGATGCTCACCTCTTTGCCGTCTCTGTTGAGGAGTGAGTAAAATTGTTTTGCTTTGCGTGACTTTTTCATAACTGTTTTGAATTGAGTGTGTTGTTGAGTGTGGCTTGATTGCCTGATTGTTTTTAAATTATATGCGTTTCGCACCGGATGCGCAACTTATTCGGTTGATCAGATCGCTGGTGTGCATCAGGTGATCTCTCAGGTGCATGCGAGTGTGATCCAGATGATTCAATGCCACATCCAATTTGTCTCGATGCCAGATCTCCGGCAGGTCCTGTCGGAGCAGCTCCAAGCATCTGATGGCTCGATTGAGCTGCAGCTCGGTTTCAACGCTTGGTTCGGTGTATCCTTTGGTGGTCATGTGTTTATTATAAGCGATCTGATTCAGTTGCGCAACTAAGCTTTGAGTATCATCTTGAGTTGACCGGCGTCTGATCTGGTGTTGATCCAGTCCAACGCGTCGTTCCAGCTGTGGCAGATGTGAATTGTGATTTGATTTTTCTTGATCAGGTACATGCGTTATAGTTGTTTGATTGCTCGTATGATTCCTTTGATGTGGAACCAGATTCGATTGTAATGATGAGTGACGAATTGCTGCTTGATGCAGCGTGTGTGGAGTATGATTTGTTGTTGGGCTGACACGATCAGTCGTCAAAGCCGAGCCGGCGATAGTGAGTGTCGCTGACATCCTCGAAAAGAATGTTTGGTTTGTGTGAATCTCTGATGAGCTGAATGATGAGCCCGACAGGAACACACATGAGAGGAAATAGTAGCAGAATTGTGAATATATCATTTGTTGTCATAATCTAATTATAGTCGTTTGTGTGCGAAAGCGCAACTTAATCGATCCAGGGCAGATCCAGATCACCTTGGCGGAACTCGTTCCATTCACTCAGCGTCATTCGATCGTAGCTCCATGTGTCCATCATGAATGTTTCACGTCGGTTCTGGTTGGACACGTACTCCATGGCGCGGTTGAGGGCGTGTGCGAAGCCTTGAATGGCTCCATTGAATCGTATGGTGTAAAAGATCATGTGATTATCCTTGGTTCATGATCAACGCACCTGACTGATCCACCCGACGGATGGTGTATGGTGAGTGTTGAGTGAGTCGATCCAACCCGGCCTCCAGGCTCTGAACGAATCTGATGGCTGTCTGCAGATCGTCGGCGTTGATAAGGATGGTTCCGTTGTTCAATACTTGATACATATGCTTATTGTAGTGTGTTTTTGTAGTTCGCGCAACTTATCTAGGGCATGGATGATCGCTAGGTCCTGCTACTGGCGGCCATTTTGCTACTGGTCTGCTGCCTGGCGCATGTGCCTCTCCGTGCATCTGTTCAAATTGTTCCTGTCTTTCAGGTGTGTCTTCAGGACACATGCCGCAATCTTCTGCTTGTTCCTTGAGCGTTAAAAATGCATCCATCATCTTCAAACCGTACGTTCCAAGATTGTCGTGCATGTGCGTTTCCAATTGTTCCCATATGTTGTCTTGATCCATACGTTGATTATACTGTGGCGCACCTGAATGCGCAACTTTTGTGTTTCTGCTTTCTCGGCAGAATCTTGTTCTTTCGCTTGTGAGGGCGGGCTTTTGTGAAAACGATTTGTTGCCTGATCTTAATTTTCATCATATAACATCTCCACATCCAATACAGCACAAATCTGCCATATCATCATTTCCTTCTCTTCATCATCATCCCCATTTGTTGAGGTGATGATATCGGCAATCTCTTTCAATTTATCCATCTTCTTTTCCATAATCATAATATGAGTAATCTTCTACCATACTCACCACATTTTCCATCACCATCTCAAAAGTCTCCTCTTCAGATTGATCAGAACAGTCAAATTCTGATTTGTGAAATTCTATACATCCCTTTATAAATTCTTTAAAATGATCCATAATGTAATTATATCAAATCTTCTTCTAATGAGCAACATTAATAAGCACATTCTGAATAGAGATAATTGAGGATGTCTTTAATGTCTTCATATACAGCCAATCTTATTCCCTCTTCAGTATAGGTTGATTCTTCATCTTCCTTATCATACCAAAATCCAGTCTTCTCATCATACACAAGAGAGTCTTTCATTTGTTGTTCCATTCTGATTCCCAATTTCTTTAGTTCTTCCATAATTATTCAGTCCCAAAAGCCAATTCTGTTATCTCAAAAGCCAATTCAATTCTCTCTTGAGAATCCATATCTGGCTCTTCTGTCATTAGTGATTCCAATTCAGCTTCAAAAGCTGATTGGGCTTCCATATCTTTAAATCTGATCATATTATGATTATATGGGAATTCTTTATAAAGAGCAACATAATTAATCCTCTCTAATTTCTACATCCCAATCTAGAACAACTCTAGCCTTTCTTATTTGTAGAGTATGTCTGAAAATTCACATTTCAAACTGTCTTTCAAATCCTCATAAACAGCGATTCTGATGCCTTCCTCACCATACTCCTCATAATCTCCACTTCTCTTGAGATCTGCTCTCATCTGATTCATCATATGCTCTATCAATTCTTTTAATCTGTCCATAATTGTATTATCACTGATTTTCTTATAATGCGCAACTTACAATTCCATATACATAAACTCTTCTCCCATCCAAATCACTTTATCACCTTTCTTGCACCTCTCACTACTCCTCTCAATCTCTCTCATCTCCTCCTCATCCACCTCATCAATCTCATTACTTCCATCATACAAACTTATAACTAAAATTTTCTTCATATTTTAAACTCCTTCTACAAAAATTATATTATCCCAATTCTCGCTACATCCTGCTTCATTCTCCTCATCAATACATCTCTCCAACATATCTCTATTCTTGATAAAGGGGAAATATTTTTCAAACATCTCCAAATCAAATTCATATTCTAATCCTCTATCAATTCTATCTCCAACCCATTCTACATATTTTCCAAATCTCTCTTCCATAACAATCCTTTCTTATATAACTGATTAAGATTATATTATAACCGCATATAATATATAGCGCAACTTAATTACAAGCTACATCAATCCTCTCTGATTTCCAAATCCCAATCCACGACAACTCTATTACCATTTTTGTCATCATAACACAAACAATAACATCCCTCTCCCTCCACTTCCATTATGTAATATATTTTTTCCATATGATTATTCAGTCTCCCACATGTCTGGATCATTAAAATCAGAAGAGTTCTGATCGATCATCTCTTCTATAAAGGATTCGATAGATCCAAATTCGTCTTGTTCAGATGGTCCGTAAGTGAATGTCAATTCAAATTTTACTGTTGTTTCATTATCTTTTGTTTTTTCCATAACATAATTATATGATGATCACTCGAAAAGGACAACTTAACATCTGTCTTTTTTATATATATCTCGGAATGGTTCTCCCCATATGTGTAATATCGTAGGACAACATAAAACTCAATCTACTTCCCTGAAGTTAAATCTGTCCTAACCTCTATCCTCCCCTACTTAACATACCATCATTATAACAAAAGTTCACAAAATGGTCAACTTTTCAACAGGTTGATGTTTTGTTGTTTTATCCACCTATTCTCTGAAAAGGTTGATCTGATCAGCCTATTTCTCGAAAAAATGGTTCGGTCCTGCAAGTCCGTCAAGAGGTCCCAGTTCGTCAGGTCCCAACACCTCCAGTTCCACTCGAGTGTCCTCACCCCTTGCTCGATAGAGCAATGTGCTACAACCAACACCATCGTCAACCAAGCTGTGGTCGTGGCAGTGGATCATCTCCAGTATGATCAGATTGTGAGCCTCCGCAGGCACCGTGAGTGTGGTC